GTACGGCGCGCCTGCGCGAACGTGGAACTCGACGGCGAGCACGACGCGTCGGGAATCGGTCAGCGGTTCGATAGCTGGGTCAGGCATGACGGTGTTCCCACTCCGCAAGTTTCAGCGCTCGTGCATCGTGCGATACAGGCTGGTTCGGTTGACGCCGAGCAGCTTGGCGAGGTCGGCCATGTTCGCCCCGGTCCGCTGCAGCTCTCGCACAGCCTCGGCGCGCACTTTGGCGCAGGCCGACATCGCATGACGATGACGTTCGATCGCTTCCCCCGCCTGCTTGTAGCGCTCGACGGGAGCAAGACGCTTCAGCTTGGTGATCTCGTCCATGCGCTCCTGCCGTTGGTTGTCGCACCCACCTGTGGCACACTGGTATGTGCTTGGTGAGAGCTAGGCGCCGTCCAGGCGCTCAGTTGTCGAAGGGGTCGGCTCACCCCGGCCCCTTCGTCGTGTCGGTGGGCGGAGGGTGTGGGATTCGAACCCACGAGCTTGGTGAGAGCTAGACGCTTTTCAGGCGCCCCCGTTCGGCCGCTCCGGCAACCCTCCGCTACCAAGGAGTGTAGCAGGTGGGTGTAACAGTCGAGGGACACGACCATCGTCAGAACTCCTCGAGCAGGCTGGGCGTGGCGGGCGCGCGCTGGCGAACGACCTCAGTTGAACCGATGCCGACCGAGCGAAGCATTCCGGAGACACGTCGCGGCTCATCTCCCGCCACCCCCGACCATCGCCCGTCAAGCGCAGCCATGACGAACTCCTCAGGATCCATCCGCTTCATGATGAAGCCGGTCACCGTCCACCAGGAGCGGTCGCCCCAGTCTCGGCGCTCGACATCAAGGGCGACCCACCAGATGCCGAGCGGCCCGCAGTCCCAGAATGTGGGCTCCACCGCGCGTGCGCAGCTATGCCAGGGCCTCCGCCACCGGAACTCACGATTCTCATGTGCATCGTCACGAACGCTTGGGCCGGCGTGCCAACCCGGCTCGCGGCCATCGCGCCATCCGAGTCGCGCTACATCGATCCCGTCGCGGTCTTGAACTGTGCTCATCACCCATGTGGCATCCCAGAGCCAGAGCATCGGCCGCCAGAACGCTTCCCGTGCTCGGATCTGGGCGACGTCGATCTTCGAGTGCTGGACTTCGACGATGAGACCATCGGGGCACACAATGTCGGCGCGCCGGCTGTGGCCGTAGCGATCCTCGAATGTGACCTCCGTGGCGCAGCCAGCGTGTGCGAACCATCGCTGCCAACCGCGGTGCCACCGTGTCATGGGCTCGTGCCACATGTCGGTGTCATGCCAGATGCACCAGTCGTAGCCGTGCGCATGGGCGAAGTGATGTTCGACCACCTCGCCCCGCTTGGCGATGACCGGCTCTAGGCAGTCGGGGCAGCGGAGGTCGGCGTCGTAGTCCATGGTGGCCGTGCCGATGACCTCGCCGTGGCGCGTGAGAGCCGTGAACATCAGCCGGCTCGCCAGCGTTGCTCGAGGTCGTGCCAGGCGGCGACGGCCGGGTCGTCGCGGGCGGTGAGCCGATCGAGGTATTCGCGCCGCGAGATGAGCTCGGCGCGGTGTGGTTCGTCGTCGCGCCAGTGATGCGCGCATGGCTGCACCGTTTCGTACGCGATTGCGCGTCCGTTCGCGTGCTCGTCGATGTCGGGTCCGGGTTCCCATCCGGTGCCGCGACAGACCTGGCAGGTGGGTGGATGGTCGCTTGGCCTGCTCATGATGGTGGCGTCTAGCTGGTCTTTTCGCTGGCGGCGACAGGCACGCGCGAAGGAGAGTGGACGTGAGATGACAGCCGGATGCTCTGCTCTGCTTTGCTCTGCTCTACTTCGCTATCGCTTGCCATCTGCTCTGCTATCCGTTTGCCATCGGTTCGATGAGTCCTTCGGCGATGCAGTGCTCGCAGTCCGGTGACGGTGAGCGTCGCTCGAGGTGCCAGCGGACGTGGGCGCCGCGGCTGCCGGCGTCGGCCTTGGCGGCGGCGACGTCGGCGACCGCCGCGTTGTGTTTGAGCCACGCCGAGAGGTACAGGCCGGAGCCGTTGCGTTCCCACAGGCCGAGGTCGATGACGTGTTGGGCGATGTGGCGGGCGCGGGGGATGCGGGCGGCGACGATCGGGAGTTGGCTGTCGGCGAAGCGGCCGTTGGTGCGGGCTCGTTTGACGAAGGCGAGGGAGCGGACGTAGAGGAGTTCGCCCATCGGGCCGGCGGCGATGATCTTGTCGTCGTCGGCGTAGTTGACGTCGAGCGGCACGAAGAGGTTGGCCATGTCATCGGGCCTCCGATCCGAGGTGGGCAGGGGCGGTGTCGCACAGGTCGACGGTGATGGTGACCGTGCCTTGGGTGATGGTGACGGCGCTGTGGTGGTTGAGGTCGTGCCAGAGGCGGGCGATGAGGCGGCTGGTGGGTTGGATGCCGAGGGTGTGGAGGTCGGCGGTGACGTGGCCGATGGCGGTGAGGATGCGATGTCGCGGGTGTTCCAGCCGGCTCGGCTGCCTGGCCCGTTGGCGGGTTTGGTGGGGGTGATGGCGCCGTGGCTGGTCCAGTGGTGGAGCATGCGGTAGGGGATGCCGGTTTGTTGGGCGGCTTGCGGGCTGGTGGACAGCGTCATGGCTGGTCCTTGGTGGCGCGGCGGCGGGCGTCGATCATGGCGGCGGCGGGTCCGCCGAAGCGTTGGGGGCGGGGCGGGTGGTTCAAGACGGCAATCATCTGGTCCACGTGCAGCTGGGCGCGGGGCACGCTGTCGAGGAACGCGATCGATCCGACCTCGACGCCGTCCTTCCAGATCGCCCACAGCCCGGGTTTGGCGGTGAGACGCGCCGAGTAGCCGCTCATCGGGCGTCTCCGAGCGTGTAGACGACGCGGGTGCCCAGCGGGGTGGTCCGAAGTCGACTGTGGTGGTTGCGGCCGGCGTCGATGTCGATGAGGCCGGCGGCGGCGAGCTGGTCGGCGGCTTGCCAGTAGACGAGGCCGCGGTGGTCGCTGGTGACGTTGGAGCGCCGGGCGCGGCCGTCGTGGCTGTGGGCGACGAGGAGGCCGCGGGCCATCGAGTGGGTGAGGCGGATCGGGTCGCAGCCGTCGACCTTGACGACGCGGGTGCTCATGGCCGGTCTCCGAGGCTGGCTTCGAGTTCGGCGAGGCGGGCGCGGGAGACGAGCTCGCCGACGGTCGGGATCGCGGCGAAGAAGGCGTGGGCAGCGTCGCTCTCGAGGGCGTCGAGGGCGAGCGAGCGCAGCAGGTCGGCCTCTTCGCGGTCGAGGCGCAGCTTGGCTGCCTTGACGTCGGCGACGATGCGGGCGTGGCCGGCGGCCCACAGGTCGTTGCGGCGGCGGTCGGGCTTGTGCGGTGCCAGGAAGGCGACGAGCATCCATTCGCTGCGGCCGCCGTCGGGCTCGTCGATCAGGTCGCGCAGCAGGTCGTTGACCTTGCGGTTGGTTTCGAGGACGGCTTCTTGGCAGAGGAACATGGCGTCGGACCATTGCTTGTCCCAGCCGGCGTAGCGCTTGTTGATCTGCATCGACAGGTCGGCGAGCATCTCGGCCTGGCGTTGGTCGACCTCGGCGCGCAGCACTTTGAACTGGCCCTTGACGAGGCTGCGCAGCTCGGTGCGTTCGGCTTTGGTGATCATCGCCGGTCTCGCTTGCGGAAGCGCTTGGCGTCCACGCACTGGCCTCGGTTGACGACGCCGTATCCGTCGGCGTTCAGGACGCCGCGGTAGATGCGGCAGCAGCGGCAGGGCATCGGGGCGCCGCACGACTTGCAGTGGTCAGCCATCGCTGCGCTCTGGGTGCTCGTGGAGGTGGAACGTGGTGTCGTGGAGGGCGACGTAGTCGCCGGCGCGGGGCAGCCACATGACGAAGTCGATATCGGCGGGCAGGAGCTCGTCGCGGGCGTGGGCGATCTCGTCCCAGCGCGGGTAGCGGGTGAGCTGGTCGCGCCGATCGCGGAAGCTGATGGAGAGGTGCCAGCCCTGTGGTTCTTCGGCGACGAGCGCCCACAGCGCACCGTCGTTGACCTCGCGCCGGAACGTGCGGGTGCGGACGTCGTTGATGGTCAGTGGTTCGGCTTCGAGCCATGGTGAGCGTTGCCGGGTGATCGGGGCGCGCTCCATCAGGTGCTCCACGGACGGAGTCCGAGCTGGTGGTAGGCGGCGGCGGCGCAGCGCACGTTGGTGTCGGCGTTGGTGACGTTGGTGAGGGTGAGGCCGCACAGGTCACGCCAGTAGCCGGCCATGGCGCCTTTGAGGTTGAGGCCGAGGAGGCCTCCGCCGGAGTCGTCGGAGTCGAATACGGTGACCGCCGGGTTGCAGCCGGATTCGCGCCAGGCGATCGCTTTGAACGTGGCGGCCGGCAGCCCGTACCGTTCGAACAGGGGGGCGTAGCTGGCGCAGTTGCCGGGGGTCGGCCCACCACCATTGGTGGCGGCGTAGTCGAGGGCTTGGGCGCAGCCGGTGAGGGTGAGGGCGGCGAGCGTGGCGGCGGTCAGGTGTCGTTGCATCGGCGCTCCTGTCGGTTGACGGCATCGGCTTCGGCCTCGAGCTGCTCGACGCGGTCGGTGAGGTCTGCGTTGCGGCGGCGCAGGATGCGGGCCTGGTCGCCGAGCGCGGTGATGTAGCCGTCGGCGGCGGTGACCATCTGCTCGAGGTCGCTGCGGGTGTCGGGTACACCGGCGACGGTGCGGGCGATGTGGGCCGACTGATGATGGAACCAGGCGTGTTCGGCGACGTGGAACGGGGTCCAGGGTGGCGGGGTGTGGTAGCCGCACGTGTCGACGGTCGGCGGCTCAAACCGGACCTCACGCTTCGGCATCGTCGACCCCGTCCAGTTGGGCGGCCCGCCCGTCGGCTTCGTCGTCCTGGTCACGGTCCCCGCGGGCCTCGGCGAGCCATTCGGCGTCGAGGGCGTCTTCGGCGTCGAACATCTCGGCCTGGATCACATGAGCCGGGGTGTCGTCGGTGATCTCGCCGGTCGCCGGGTCGATCTGGCGTCGGGTCACCGGGTCGACCAGCTCGCCGTCGTCGGGTTCCCACACGTGGCCCTCGATCGCCGCCGACTCTTCCGGCGTGTAGAGGCCGCCGATCACGTCGGAGAAGATCTGCCGACACAGCTCCGAGGTGGCGCGGGCCAGCAGCATCGACCGCGGGTACTTGCCCCAGCTGGGGTTGCCGGTGAGCTTGGCCCGCTGCGCGTCGGCCAACGTCCACGTCACCGTCGCCGATGCGCCGGTGTCACGGCGCTGCCCGTGCAACGTCACCCGATCCTGGCGGGCTTCGACGACCGACAGGCGGTGCCCGGCCCGGTTCACCAACGCCCGCATCAACTCAGCGGACGCCGCCGGGCGCCCGTCGATGACATTCACCATGCGGAGGGATTGCATCGGTTTCAAGCCCAATTCTTCGCCGGTGAGGATGCAGGCAAGGACCGCATGCGGATCGCCTCGCAACCCCTTCGGCACGAACGGCGTGGAATGAATACGGGCAGCCAGACGCATTGCGGCAATCCAGTGCGCCGGCACATCCGCGGCGATCTTCGCGATTGATGGTTCGTCAACCGCGGCGACCGCCGGGACGTGCTCGGCACTCACCGGAGACCTCGGCTCGCCTGACGATGCCGGAGCCCGACAGAGCCCGACAGGCCTCGCCCGACCCCGCCTAGGGACGCCATGCCACATCCATTTCTCATCAGTTCGCCTCCGCCAACACTTCGTCGATGGCGTCGGCGAGCGTGGTGAACTCATCCCAGTGGCGCAGCTCGACGGCGAGGCGTTCCATCGACGCGATGAGTCGGATGCGGCGCTGCTGGACGACCCAGTCCATCGTCACCGCTTCGTGTACCGGGACGTAGCCGTCGGTCGAGTCCGGCACCTTGACGAACGCGTCGACCTTGATGGTGCGGCCCCCGACGTTGCGGACGACCTTGAATTTGCGGATCAGCGCGCCGGCCTGTTGGAGCCGGTACCGGTGCGCCGCTTCGCCGTCGTCCCACACGAAATGGGCATGAAACGTCGAGCCGGGATCCTGGGCCCGCTCGAGAACCTGCTCGGCGGTCACCCGCCCGCCGAGTTCGGTCAACAGTTGTTGCAGTTCGTCGTATTCGTCGGCCGGGCCGACGATCGTCTCGTCAGGCATCAGAACTGTCCTCCACGGTGAACCGGCCGTAGGTGCCGGTGAGCGACTTGGGTGCCGACGGCCGCCACTCGCCGATCCCGCCGAACCCGCCGGCCTCGACGAGAGCGATGACCGACTGGGCGGAAAGCTGGGACGGCATGAAGTCGATGTGCAGGTCGGCTCGCCACGGCCAATACATCGGCCGGTAGCGGAGGTCGGCGACGCCGTTGCCGACTCGCACCGTGTCCTCGCGCATGTGGACGTCACCGTTGATCGCGACGAGTAGGTCAGGGCCGTCGCCGTGGACGTAGAGCTGGGTCTTGAGGGCGGTCATGGTGACCCCGTCGAACAGGCGGGCACCGCCGACGATCGCCGCCTTGAACCCGACCGCCGGGAACCCGTCACGGCCGTCGGGGAGCCGGTAGCGGCGCCGCTCGTACTCCTTGTCCGGGTCCTTCGGCTCCTTCGTCTTGCGGGTCTTCGACTGTTGGGCGGCGAGCATCAGCTCCTTGGCCTTCTCGTCGAAGCGGGACACGATCAGCGGGGACACCCCGCGGATCGGGACGATGATGGTGTCGATCCGTTGGGTGCGGATCTCCATCGGGTCACTGTCGGATGGCATGGTCGTTTACCCTTCATGGTTGCCTTGGTTGTGACGCCCTCTGCCGGGGCGTTCGGCCACCGTGGTGGCCGGTGGGTGTCGACGGCTCGAACGTCGATGCCTGCCAGCCACCCGAACACCTGCCATGCGACGGCTCGCCCAGCCGCGCCGGGCCCCGCCGCGCCGGGCCACGCCCGGCCTCGCCTGCCACACCTCGACTCGCCCGGCCTAGCCTCGCCCCGCCGGGCCCAGCCGCGTCCTGCCACGCCCGGCCGTGCCTGCCAACGCTCGACTCGACTGTGCCCACCACGCCTCGCCACGCCGGTGCATGACGCACCGCGCCTGCCACACCAGAGCGCGCCATGCCCCGCCTGGCCTCGCCAGGCCGTGCCTCGCCGGGCCTCACCTGCCACACCATGCCGGGCCAAGCCCAGCCCAGCCGGGCCCGGCCCCGCCCGGCCCAGCCTCGCCTGCCACACCGAGCCGGGCCCGGCCCGGCCGCGCCACGCCTCGCCGCGCCGCAGCGAGGCACGCCCCGCCGCGCCGCTCCGCGCCAGGCCTCGCCTGCCACAGCGCAGCGGGCCCAGGCGGGGCCGGGCCGGCCAGACCATGCCTTCGCTCACCATGCCGTGCCTGCCACACCATGCCGCAGCGAACCTTGTCTCGCCCCGCCGAGCCGTGGCATGGCGAACCGTGCCCTGCCGCAGCGCGCCACGCCGAACCAAGCCATGGCCGACCCGGCCCCGGCGTACCCTGGCAAATCCGCGCCCTGCCTCATCGCCGCTGCCTGCCATATCGGGGAGCGGCACGCCACGTACCCGTGTCGTCGTCGCGCACAATTGGCGCCCGCAGTTTCTCGGTGAGCACGAGCACCACGACGATGACGGCGACGGTGAGGGCGCCGGCGGCGATCGTCCAGCCGGCATCAACCCAGCCGGCGCTCACGACGGGGCCTCGTCGTCGAAGGTGAAGGTGGCGACGCCGCTGCAGCGGCTGACGACGGCGAAGGTGACGCCCGGGAAGCGCTCTTCGAGCTGGCAGCGAAGATCGTCGGCCTGGACCGCGGTCAGCATGTCGGGGATGGTGACGATGACGCCGGTGCGGCCCGACGACAGCAGTTCACCGGTGACGAACTCGGCGCTCACGTCAGGGCCTCGAGCTCGTCGGCCCGGAACCAGGCGTCGGTGGCGGTCCTCGCCAGGTCGGCGCCTGGCGCCCACGACACGCCGACCTCGACGTATTCAAACCCGTTTGGGAACGTCTGGCGGTTGACTGCCACGACGACCCCGTCGCGGCCGTCGTAGCGTGCCCAAGTGCCGGAACGGCCCTCTCGACGTCGGACACGGACCCGGTCGCCGACGGTCAGGGTGGTGGTCTCGGACCCGGGGCGGGTCGTTGACCGGGTGGCGGCGATCCGGGCTGCCCGGGCGGCGGCGGCCCGCCGTGAACGCTCGGCCGCCGACACACGGCTCACGACGGCGCCTCGAGCCGGCCGTGCATGAGGTCGCGGCGGGCCTCGAACTTGTGGGTGTAGCGGGCGATCGATTCTTCGTCGACGGCGTGGACGTCGTAGGCGCCGGGTACCCCGTCGATGACGTAGAGGCGGCCGTCACGCCCGACGACGATCTCGCGGCTCATGGCGCCGCCATCTCGTCGAGGAGGGCGGTGAGGCCGGCGCGGCCGCGGCAGACGATCCAGCGTTGGCCGGTGGCGGCGAGGTCGAACCCCCAGCGTTCCTGGTCGGGGGTGAGGCGGCCGCGGCGGGCTTTCAGCTCGACGAAGAAGCAGCGGCCGGTGGAGGGCTGGACCATGACGGCGTCGACGAAGCCGGGGTCGCCTTCGACGGGGGTGCGCCAGCCGTGCAGGGTGCGCCCGGCCCGGAAGTGGGCGACACGGAAGTGCAGCACCTTGGCGGCCTCCAGGATGGCGCGCATCATCTCGGCTTCGGTGGGTTCGGGTGGGGCCGCCGCTGGACGGGCGGTACTCGTCGTGGCGGCGGCCCCGTCCGCCCGGGCGGTCATGCCCCACCCCGCCTGGAACCCGAGGCAGTCGGGGCGCCCTCCGGGCGGGGTGGGGCCGGCGCCGGCTCCCAGAGGTGGGTTCTGGAAGCGGCGATCTCATAGCAGGCCCTAATCGACGCCTGCACCACCGCCAGGGCGTCGAGCTCGCCGGCGGTCACGACACGCCCCGCTGGTTGGTGTCGGCCCCGGCGCCGCTGTGAGTGACCGCAGCGACGCCGGGACCGGACCTGGTGGGGACCGTCTCTACGCTCCGGCGATGAGTGACGACGATCTGCGCGCCGCGCTTGCACGCATCACCGAGGCGAACCGCCAGGGCCAGAGCCTTGCCGACTACCTCGGCGCCGAACAGTCCTGGAGTGAGGCTGGGCCGGATCTGGTCGGCGTGCTGCGTGAGGTCGCGGCGACGACGATCAAGATCGTCGAGCTGCACAACCAGGCGTTGGCGTTGCTGATCCAGCATCTCCAGGCGTCGCAGTAGGTCTCGGCGCGACAGGCGATAGAGGCGTTCGGCGGCCCGGTCACCCCAGCGGGACTCGATCACGTCGTCGAGGCGTTCGGCGGCCCGTATCTGGGCAACGGTCAACCCGCCGGTCACGAGACGTTCCTCAGCTTGGCCGCGGTGAGGAGCACATCGACGTCGATCCCGAGCCGCCGCGCAGTCCTCGGCCTCGGCGCGCAACGCCCGGCGCGACAGATCGACCTTCTCGTCGAGGAACCGCAGATGCTCCACCGCGATGTCGAGGGTGAGCTGCTCGTAGGCGTAGGTCTCGGCCTGCTTGGTGGTGCCGGTCTCGTGCGCCGGCACGGTGACGCCGCGACCTTTCAGCCAGGCTCTGGCGTACGTGGTGAGCTGCGGCCGCAGGGCATCGCGGACGAGCCCGAACGGCACGTCGGGGACGGCCTGGTCGGCGAGGTCGCCGGCCGACCACGGGCCGGGCCCGGCGAAGCGGTCGCACCAGGCGCGCATCCAGCCGCCGAGCGACTTCCACATCCTTGGCAGGGTGGGGGCGTCGTCGGGCTCGGCTGACTCCGGTTCGGGTGGGTCGTGACGCATCACAGTGCTCGCAGTCGACGGTCGGTGGGTGGCTGGATGGCGGTGATCGCTGTGATCCACGCGTCGAGGGCGGCGAGCATCTCGTCGGCGGCGGCACGGGACGCGGCGACCGACAGCGGCACCCAGGTCGCTTCGGATGGGTGGGGCATGTCGTCGAGGGAGGCGGCGAGGCGGCGGGCGAGGATCGTGACGTCGTGGCCCTCGGTGCGCAGCCGCTCCCACTGGGGTGGTTCGTCAGGTCGGTCGGGGCCGGCCGCGGCGGTGACGGCGTCGTCGAGGAGGTCGCCGACGTAGGCGTTGAGGTCCGGCGCGAACCGATCCGACAGAGGCGGTCCAGATGGACCAGCCGGGACCTGTTCGACCTGCTGGCCACCATCGGGTGGTCCATCTGGACCACAGAGATCGCGGACGATCGTCGTCTTGCCGACCCCGAGCACGTCGGCGACGTCGCGCTGCGACATGCCCTCCGCGGTCAGCTCGGCGACCGCCTCGCGACGCTCCGGGATGGCGAGACGGACGTAGCCGCCGATGCGCTGCTCGACCCACTCACGCGTCGTCAGGCCGAGAGCGGCGGGGATGCCTTGGCGGTCGGCCCAGGCGATCTGTCGCCACAGGCCGCCGCCGATCTGACCGAGGGTCTGGGTGAACTCCTCGGCGTCGTCCGGGCTCACGACGCGGCCCGCTCGGCGCTCAGCAGGTCCGACACCGGGATGCCGAGCGCCTGGGCGATGGCTTCGACGATGTCGAGGCGCGGATTTGCGCCACCAGCCTCGATGTAGACGATCGTGCGATTGGACACGCCGCTTCGCTCTGCCAGCGTCTCGACGGTCATCGATCGTTCGGAGCGGAGTCGGCGCAGCGTCGCTCCTAGAGATGCCGATGCAGAAATAGGCACCAACCCATCATGGCAGCGGCCCAGTTGCGACGCAAGCCTGTGCGTGCGCATACTGATGCGCATGACTGAACTAGCTCGGCCGGCGGCAGGAAGGCTTCGGAAGCTGCCGCCCGAGACGTGGGGGGAGCGACTCCGCCGTGCTCGGCTGACGACGGCGGCCGGCTCTCGCCTCACCCTTCAGCGGGCCGCTACGTGGATGGCCGGCGTCACCCGTCGACCGATCGATTACACGACGATCGGACGGCTGGAGACGCTCACCGTGGCGCCCCATGACCGAGTGCGCCGATGGAACGCCTATCTGCTGACGATCCTCTACTCGCTCGATCCGGCTGAGCTCGGGCTTGGACCAGACGACGGACCAGATCCTGAAGCAATCAGGGAGCTGCGCAGATTGTCGTCATCTACCAATTGGTATGGCGGAAACCCCAGCGTGAGGGCACTACGCCCGGCCGCCTGAACGGCCGATGACATGCGCATGAGTGACATCGACCTCATCGACCAGTACACCGCCCACCAGCACGTCCGCGGCTTCTCGCGGCGCACGACGGACCGCCGGGCATGGTCCCTCGGCCTGTGGCTCGACTTCCTCACCATCCACGACGCCCAGCTCGCCACCGCCACCGTCGAGCAGCTCGAAACCTTCCTCGCCCGCTGGCCGTCACCCCAGTCCCGCTACTCCGTCCGTTCCGACATCCACATGCTGTGCTTCTTCGCGAAACGGCGCGGCCTGCTCGACAACGACCCGACCGAACTGCTCGACGCCCCGAAGATCCCGCGGCGACGCTCGACGCCGGTCCCAGCCGCCGACGTGCGCCGGCTGCTGTCGAACGCGACCGCAGCCGACCGCCTCGCCGTCCTGCTCGCCGCGTGGGCCGGCCTGCGCATCAGCGAGATCGCCGCAGTCCGCGGCGAGCACGTCGACCTCGACGGCCGTTGGCTCACCGTGACCGGCAAGGGCGGCCGCACCGACGTGATCCCACTCGCCGCGCCGTTGGCCGCCGAGCTCGCCAACTGGCCACGGCACGGCCGGCTGCTGCCCTACCGCGACGGACCCGCCGTCGGCTGCCGGCTGCGCACCCTGATGCGCCGTCTCGGCATCGAGGCACGACCACACGACCTGCGCCACAGCTTCGCCAACGCGGCGATGGCCAGCTCCCACGACAACGTCGTCGTCGTGCAGCGTCTCATGCGCCACAGCGAGATCGCCACGACGATGCGCTATGTGCGACCGGAGCCCGTCGCCCATCAAGTGGTGGACGCCCTCTACGGGGATGCGGCGTGAGCGTCCAACCGGCGTCAACCGCGGTTGACGCCGCACCGGTCGACGGCCGCCGTCCGGTACTGGACTCCCTCGGGGCCGCCGACCGGCTGATACGGGCCGCAGCCCGCCGCACCGTGGAAGGTGACGGCGGTCTCGCCGAGCTTGCCGCCGCCGCCCGGCATCTGGCCGAAACCGGCGCCGCCATCAACGCGATGGCCCGCCATCTGCTGGCCGCCGAGGAGGCGTCGTACAAGGAGATCGGCGCCGCGCTGGACATCAGCGCGCAGGCGGCCGCCAAACGGTATCCGGGGGCGAGCGCCCGCCGCCCGGGCGGGCAGCCATCGCATCTGCTCTGACCCCGCCAACGGCCCCGCTGGAACCGGCCAAAGGCCGCGAAACCGAAACCGGTTCCAGCAGTGCACGAGGAAAGCGAGGCTAGTTGTCGTCGGTGTCGTCGCGTTCGATGCGCCAGCGGCGCCGGCGCCGCAGCCCGACGAACGACACCCCGCCCAGCAGGGCGAGGAAGACGGCGCCGCCGAACGTCAACCCTTCGGCGTAGTGGACGTCGCGGTCGGTGGCCAGCGACACGGCGGTGATGCCGGCGATGGCGAAGCACACGACGACGGTGAGGCAGACGAGGGCGGCGATCTTCACCGCCGCCGGTTCGTCACCCATCGCGTTCGTCTTCGACTTCGCTGCGTCCGGCGTGGCGGCCGCCGACGAACCCGACGAGGGCGCCGACCAAGACGGCGAGGATCTCCGATTCGGCTTCGATGATCGGGTCGGTGTCGACCTCGGGATGGAAGATCTCCACCAGCATCACGCCGACCGAGGTGAGGATGAGGATCACGCCGACGATGGCGATGATCGCGAGCACGACCAAGTCGGTGGTGGAGCGGTTCCGCAGCGACACCACGATGCCCAATGATGCCTGGAGGGCGCTACAGGATGAGCCAGGCCACGGCGAGCAGTGCGAGACCGCCGGGCACCAGAATCCCCGTTTCGGGGCGTCTGAGCGCCGCCAACGCGGCGGCGACGGCGAACAGAACGGTGGCGATCAGAAAGAGCACGTCGGCCGTGGCGTGGTGGCCGGCGGCGATGTCGGCGATCATGACGGCAGGTTGGTGGCGATGGCGTCGAGGCGTTGCCACACGCCGGGGCTGCCGGTCTGGGAGTTGCCGACGATCGAGTCGAGGATGTCGGCCGACTGGGTCGACAGGGCCTCGAGTTGTTGGGCGACACCGGCCTGACCGGTCTGGGAGTTGCCGGCAATGCAGTAGGCGATGGTGTCGAGCCGGGAGATGAGCGCGTCGAACTGTTCTTGTGTCATGTCGTCGTCCTCGGGTGGGGTGAGGCGGGCGTCGACGCGGGCCCGCCACGTCGACGCGTTCCACGGGGTCATCTGGGCCAGCGTCGGCTGGCCGCAGTAGGAGCCTGACGGGTCGATCTTGTCGCCCGGGCGGACCGGGGCCACGTACTCGTTGTGGGTGGTCAGCTGGCGGGTGGTCCAGCCACAGTGGGCCAACAGGGCGGCCGACACCCGTTCGCGGGCCTCGATGATGATGTCGGGCCACGCCCCGGGCGGCGGCCCGCACCATTCGATGCCGATCGCCGAGCCGTTGCCGGATGGGGCGCCCCACGGGTAGGCGCCGTCGCCGGCATGGTTGCAGCGCCCGGCAGCGATGATGACGACACGCGGGTCCGGGTTGTTGCCGTTCCATCTCGTGCCGGGCGGGGTCCAGGTGCCGAGCAGCTGGGCGATCGGGCCGGGCGCGGAGGAGTTGCCGGCGACGATCCCGTTGACGCAGGACTGTGGGTCGTGCCCGTTGCCGATGCAGCAGGCGGTGTGATGGTCGATCAGCCCCGACGGGTTGTACGAGAAGTCGGATGGTGGCCGCCCGAAGCTCTGCCAGCCAGTCCGTTCGATGACGCGGGGGGCGAGCCACGGGTCGGCGCGCAGGGCGTCGGCCATCCAGGTCGACCAGACGTAGCTCACGGCGCGGACTCGTCAGGGGTGCCGGGCTCGAGGATCGGGACTTCGAAGGCGGCGGCGGCTTCGGCGACCTCGGCCATGTAGGTGTCGACGGCCCGAGCGTCGTCGGGGCCGTCGTCTTCGAAGTCGTCGAAGCTGCCGGTGTCAGACATTCAGTCCTCGCCTTCGGGTTCCGGTTCCGGTTCGGGTTCGGTCGGCTGGGTCGGTTCGTCGCTCACGGTTTCACCTCCTCATGGTGTGGGGTCGGGAGGCCAGGAGGCTTGAACGGCGGACAGGATCATCGAGTCGGTGATCACCGATTCGTCCGAGCCCGGGTTCGGCACCCCCGACGCCAACGCCGACGCGTACTCGGCTTCGGTGTTGAGCGCCACCGGCCAGACGAGTTGTACGCCTTCGGCCGGGTTGGCAGTCACCTTTTCGGCGTAGGCGGTGTCGGCGACGGCCGGGTTGCGGTGGGCTTCGGACTGCACGCAGGCGATCGTGCGGTTCTGCAGACCGGGGTCCTTGGATGCGGTGTCGAGGGTGTTGAACGACATGAGGGCCTCCTTAGGTGACCGACAGGCGCAGCGCGTAGAGGCTGGCGGTGAAGTTGACGGCGACCGAGTTGGCGTTGTACACGGAGCACGACAGTTGCTGGCCGGCTTGGAACAGGTTGGCGAAGGCGACGACCCCGGCTACTTTGCCGGGCAGGATGCCGCCCTGATAGGGGGTCCCGGCCGCTGTCACGACGAGGTCGTTGCTGGCCGTGGCGGCCACCCCGTTGGCGGAGAACGACACGACGTAGTTGCCGGTCACCGGGAACCCGAACGTGGTCGGGCCCGCCCCGAACTCGCCCGCCACGTCGGTGAAGCTGATGGTGGCGACGGCGCCGGCGGCGACGGCCTGGCCGGTGGTGATGGCAAGCAGTTGCTGGGTGGTGAGGGCGTCGTCGAGTTTGGTGAGCGAGTCGACGACGGCGTTACCCCACGCCGAGGTGATGAGTTCGCCGGCGGCGACGTGCGGGGGGAGCCCGGTGATCGACATCGGCGCGGCCGTTTCGATCCCGGAGAGGGTTTCGAGCCGGGCGACGAGCGCGACGAGGCGGGCCTCCAAGTCGCTGGTGGCGGTGGCGGTGTCGGTCATGCGGTCGCCTCTCGCAGTTCGGCGAGCATCGCTTCGGCTTCGGCGAGGAGCTCGACGGTGGTGGCGGTCCAGGTGGTGGCGTCCCAGTAGGCGCCGTCCCAACGGCCCCCGGCCGCCGCCCACGGCTCGGCGTCGTCCAACGTGATCGAACACGTCCAGCCGTGCGGATCCCAGCTGTGGTCGACGGCGGTCACCAACAGCATCCGGTCCAACAGGGGGCGGCCGGCCCGCTCGACGAGCAGCCGCCAACGCGACGGCAACTGCGGGTCGGCCGACAGCATCGCTTGCATCGTCGCTTCGTCGCGGCCGGCGTCGAGGCTCAACGATTGGACCCGGGGCATCGTCGACACGCCGCGGGTCTCCAACAGGCGGGTGGCGAGGGTGTCGAGCTGCCACGGGTCGGCGGTCTGCAAATCGAGGCGTTCGGGGGCGGTCTCGACGCCGTACAGCAACTGGGCGTCCCAGTCGTCGAGTTGGATCGGGGCGCCGTCGGCGCCGTCGTAGTTGACGAGGGCGCGGGTGGTGGTGCCGGCCCGTGGGAACACGACGTCGATGCTGGACGGGCACACCGTGGCTGGGGCGACGTTGCCGATCACCACGTCGGGGTCGGTGCCGGGGATCCAGGTCTGCCAGTCGCGGCCCCGGAACGCGACCCGGCCCTGGTAGTCGCCGAAGGTGGCGCCGCCGGCCGAATCGGACGCCGCGGAGAGCAGGTCGATGGTTTGGCCGTCCATGTCGGTGGCCAACAGCGGCACGTTGTTGGGAGCCAGGTTGCGCCATTCGGGTCGCCAGGCGGCGGCGTCCAAGATGCGGTTGAGGCGGTCGTGGACGGTGTCGCCGGCGCCGACCGGCGGGTCGGCTTTGCCGAGGCGGACCCGGCCGACCTCACCCAATGCGTCGACGGCGTCGAGGATGACGGTGTCGTTGTCGGCGCGGGGTCCTTGGTAGGCGGCGCGTTGGGTGTCGATGAACCCGCGGAACCGCCATGTGACGTCGAGCCTGGCAGGGACGATGACGTCGGGGACGGCCGGCACCAGCGGGACGATCACGCCGGCCGTCGACAGGGTCCAGGTGCGGCTGCGGGGGTCGGTGTAGGTGAGTCCGGTGCCGGGGTAGTCGGCGGCGTCGAACCGCCACACGAGTTGGTCGGCCTGTGGTTGGACGATGGTGTTGCCGGCGGTTTGGGTGACGGTGACGGTCTGGCCGGTGGTGGCGGTGAAGTGGGTGGCGTCGGTCATCGTGCCGGCGTTGTTCTCCGACACGTCCAACACGGCGGTTCCGCCGGGGACCCCGGCGGCGCCGACGCCGTTGGCGACGATCAGCCGTGCGATGCGGCCATTCCACCAGCCAGGACTACCGACTCCGGTCGATCCGATCGTCACGGGTGCCGTGGCTCTGTATCGAGCCGCAGTGCCTGACGCTGTTTTTGTCGTGCCGAACTGCGTCCAGGTGATGCCATCGGGTGAGGTGAAGAACCGGACATCGTTGCCACCGGCTCCGTTGTCGATGTCATGCGTGATCGCCAGCCAGGTCAACGCTCCGGCGGTGAGCGTCATTGCTCCGGAAGCCTGCAGCCGCTGGGTCGTGCCGGTTTCTGACCACACGTAGTACAGCTGACGGTCAGAGTAGAACCCGACCCAGAAGCCCTGATTGCCGCCGAGCCATTTGCCGATGAGTGGACCCCACGCCGGCTGTGGCCAGACACCGGGCGCGATCCGCATAATCACAGTGATGTCCCCGGTGATCTGGAGCGGCGCCGAGTCGGGTACCGAGCAGTAGTTGCCGGCGACGCCGGGGAACACCAGCCGGGCCCGACGCGTCGCCGTGTACTGCAACGACCCCAACGGGCCGCTGTAGGCGACGCCGGCGGTGTTCTTGCCGACTTCGACGTTGCCGCCCGACCGACGCCAGAACGACACCGCGTCCACCGGGTCGGCCACCACCGTGTACTGGCCCGCGGGGTCGTCGGCGGCCTGGACGGTGGTGACGGTGCCCACCTGTGGGTCCAGGTGGGCGGGGATGGCGGGGTGGCCGGGGATGATGTAGCCAGGAACCGGGATGCCGATCCCCCATCGCAGGGCCCGGCCCGGCCGCAACGACAGGGATGCCGGGTCGAGCGGGTCCAAGATGATGTCGGCCCACCCATCCGCGTTGTCCAGGGTGACCGTGGCCGTGCCGACATCCCACGTGTCCAACGTGCGGTCATGGCCGACCCTCGACTGGACCTCACGCACGTTGCATGTGACATCCACCCATGACGGCTCCGACCCGGCCCAGTGGGCGTCGCCGGTGTCGTCCCAGTGGGCGAGATCCCAGCGGGCCATGTTCTGTTGCGGCCCGTACGTTTGGCCGGTCCCGATCTGCACGACCGGCACAACGCCGGGGACGGTGGCGATGCGCGGTGTGGTCATCGGTTGCCTGCCAGTCGGATGCCGTCACGGACCGAGCGTTTGATGGCCCGGTCGACCTCGAAGCGGTTGCCGGCCATCCCCGACACTTTGACGTCGACCTTGATCGGCCGACCCGACGCCAACGCGCTCGCCCACAGCGGGGTGCCGCCCGGAGAGGTGCCGGAACGGATCATCCGTTCGGACAGGCTGCGGCGGGTCACCCTCGAGCCGGCCGGCAGGACGGTGGCCTGGGTGAGCAGGAGGCGGCGGCCGTCGGGGAGGGTGACGAACTCGGGGCCGGTCTCGCCGCCCACGCCGACGGTGCCGGCCGGCACCGCGCCACCGGCGTCGCGCCTCACGATCTGTCCGGCGACCGGTGTGACCAGCACGGTCAGCGACTTGGCCTGGAGTTGGCGCTGCATGACGTTCATCGCGTCAGTGACGTTGCCGGGCTCGCCGTTCACGGTGACGTGGGCGTCGTGGTTGTCGTAGTAGTGCTGGATCGTCGCCAGGGCGCCCGTGTAGTCACCCACGAGGATCTGCTGGTTGACCCTCGTCTGCACGTCCTTGGGCAGGGCGTCGATCGACGACTGGAGGAGCTGGATCTTCTGACGAGCCTCCTCGGTCTGTGAGAGGTGGTAGCGCGTCTCGACGTCGTCTGGCAGCAACCCGAGGCGCCTGATGAGATCGTCGGCCTCGTCACCCGAGAGACCCATCTCCTTGGTCAGACGATCGCGGAGCGCGGCGGCGATGTCGGCGACCTTGCGCTGGAAGGTGTCCAGATCGCCGCCCGAGTCGGCGAACGCCGCGGCCACCTGGGTGTCGAGGGCGGTGGCGAGATCCTCCAACGCCTTCTGGTTGTTGCGTCCCTTCTCGGTGTTGAGGTCGAAGCCCTTGCCGTTGTCCTTCAGCGACTCGGCGAGCCCGTCGAAGGCTTCCTCGGTGTTGGCGGCGATGTCGGCGAGTCCGAAGAACTGCTTGTGGAACGCCTCCATCCCGGCGACCCCGCCGGCCAGCGCGGCCCCGCCCCAGTCGACCGACCCGACGACGTCCTTGAAATCCTGGGTCTCTTGCTTCACCTGGGCCATCTGGTCGGCGAACTGTTTGGCCGCGTCGGTCTGGTCGTTGACCTTGCTGGTCGTGTCGTCGAGGGCGGCACCGTAGAACCGCTGATCGAACGCTGCGTCCTTGCTGCCCTGGGCGGAGTCGGCGATCGCCGAGCCATAGGCGAGCGCCGCTTCGGCGATCGTCCGAAACTCGGGATCCAACCCCGCCAGGTTCTGGGTGATGTCGAGCGTGCCGTCGCGGGCGTCAGCAAGGACTCGGGTGAGCTTCGTGATCTGGTCGCCGCTGGCCCCCGCCCGCTTGGCGCTGTCGACCAGCGACGCTGACCATCGGTCATAGCCGGCCGTTCCCTCGGAGACCATGTTCTGGAACTTCTGAAAGGTGGTGAACAGCTTGGCGACCGAGTCCTCGACGTTGTGGGTCTGGTCGGCGATGCGCACGAAGATCCCGCGGCCTTCGCCGCCGGTGGACAGCGCCTTCTGCAACTCCTGGGTGGTGAGCGTGGCGTCCTCGAGCGCCTCGGTGAATGCCTCGACGCGCTCCTTGTTGAACGCCTTGGTCTCGGCCTGCGCCTTGGCCTGCGACTGAAATGCCTCGGTGAGCAGACCGACACCGATCGTCGCCGCCGTCAGCGGGCCGGCCATCGCGACAAAGTTCTTGGCGATCGATCCGATGCTTTCTTCGCCGGTCCCCATGGCGTCGGCGAAGTACTCGCCGAACTGACCGATCGCCACCCCGGCCGACCCGGCGACCCCGCCCAGCGCGCCGAGATCCTGGGTGATGTTGCCGATGGCGTTGGCGCTCACGCTGCGGGCGGCGTCGGCCGACTTGCCGATGTCGTCCATGCCGGCCGTGGCCTTGCTGGTGTCGATGTCGACGGTGGCCTTTGTCCCGTCGATCTCCTTGATCGCCCCCTCGAGCTCGTCGAGGTCGCCGCGCAACTGGGCAGCCCGGGCCAACTCGACGTCGATCGTCGCCTGGTCGCCGTCGAGCGCGGCGACGTCAGCCAGGATCCCCGACAGTTCCTTCTCCACCGCGGCGGCCCGGATCGCCAACACGATCTGGGCGTCGCTCGAGTCGAGCTTCTTGACGTCGGCGAGGACGTCTTTGACGGTGCGCTGCGCCTTGGTCGCGTCGGCGTCGATCGTCACCTTGGCTTTGGTGCCGTCGATCTTGTCGACCGCCTTCTGGGCGTCCTTGACGTCCTGCAGGCCCTTTACGACCAGATCAATCTGTTGTTCGATCCGCCCCGACGGCATGGCTACTGCACCGCCTGGGCGAGGGCGAGTTGGAGGCCGGCGTCCAGTTTGGGCGTGACCTCGGCGACGGTGGCGGTCCAGGCCCGCTTCCCGGCGAACCCGGGATGTCTCACGGGTCCGCGCTGGGGATGATTCAGGCCGCCACCGAGCCGGCCCGGCATCGCCTTCGACTTGGGGCGTCGCTTCGCCCGTCGGCCGGTGAAGGTGGGGGCGTGACCGCGGCGGGCCCCACCGGTGCCACGCCGCCGCCCGGACGTCTTCGCCTTACGCCTGCCTTTGGCCCGGATCTCGTGCGGGCCGGCGCCGGTCTCACGCCACGCCCAGAACCCGGCCGGGGTGCCGTACACGATCAGCGTGCAACCGGCGTCGTACACGTACCGTTTCGCCTCGGCGATGGTGAGCTGGTAGCGGCCCATCATCCGGCCGCCGTGCTTCTCAGCGACCACTTGGAAGATGGCCATCGCCTCATCCGCATACCTGGCCGGCACTTGCATCAGGCGTTCGGGGAGGCCGTCGAGCACGTTGCCCGACGACACGGTCAGACCCCGGCCGGCTGCGGCTCCGGCTCCGACACCGCGGCGGCGGCTTCCATCGTCGTCGTCGACGGCGGCACCACCGCGGAGGTCGTGGCGTCACCGAACTCGATCTGCGGCTTCCCGGTAAACGGCCACGTCACCGTCCCCAACATCTTGGCCCGCATGTCACCGCCGATCGGCAGCGACGCCATCATCACCCGCCCGATCGCCCGCGGCGGATCGGTCCCGTTGAACCCGACGTACAGGTAGCACTCCTCGGCGTCGTGCTCGAACGCGAAGCGTTGCAGGCCGGCGGCGACGTTCATGTCGGCGAGCGCCCCGATGTCGATCGCGAACGTCGACTCGCCGGGGGTGGGGATCGTCTTGGCGGGGGCGCACATCGTCGCCTCCACGTCCTCGGTCGTCGTGTCGGGCGACGACGTGATCTGCGCCGACGTGACCTGACACATGAACGTCGCCGACCCGGTGTCGTAGTCGGCCAAAGTGACGGTGTCGACCGTCTTACCGCCGGGGGCCCGCCACGAATCCAGGTAGCCGACCTCCTGGCGGTCGACGACCTTCAGGCCGAGCTGACCGTCGAAGATCTTGAACACGATCGCTTCAGCCAACGTGGGCCTCCAATCGGGTGATGGGCAGGGTGAGCGTGTCGCTGCAGAACGTGGGGTGCGGGGCGTACAGCTCGACGGTGACCTCGAAGCCGCGCAGCGACGGCCCGCCGACGTCGAGCGGGCGGGACCGGGCTCCGACGACGCGGGAGTCGGGGGCCGGCTGATCCAGCCACACCCGCGACGACAGCAGTGACACGACGCGGTCGGTGAGCTCGTAGAGCAGTTCCCAGCCGGCATCGTTGCCGCCGTCGGCGACACACACGACGTCGATGACGGTGGCCCACGACGACTCGTCGTAGCGGGCCGACCCCGAGGCGGCGGCGAGGAACACGCACGGCGCGGTGACCGCCGACGGCGGGTACGGGGTGACCCTGCCGGCCGGCGTGAACTGCAACCCGGCGAGCGGCAGGGTGAACAGATCCCGTCGCAGCACGGCGGTCACCGCGGCGACAGCGGAGGACAGGACATCAGCCATCTCAGCCGATCCCGAATCTCTGCTTCCTTGGGATCACCAACGACCGGATGGAGCGCAGCCGGTCGCTGGAGATGCGGACCGGGACGGTGTCGGCCGACCAGGCGTCCAACACACCCCACGGGGCGTCCTTGGTGCGGTACACCTCGATCGTGAGCTCGACCGCCCCCTGCACCAGATCGGGGAGGGTGGTGGTGTCGACCGCCTCGACGGCGTCGAGGTAGGGGTCGAGGCGGATGGTGGCGACCAGTGCCGCCTCCTCGATGCAGGCGACGTCGACGTCGCCGGGCCCGAGTCGCAGCACCGCGAGCGCCTGGGCAGTGATCTCGTTGAGATCCCACACGTTGGCGGCCGGCGCCGCGACGTCGGACATGGTCAGCCGTCCCCGACGAGGGTTGCCCGGTTCTTGCCGGCCCGCTCGAGCGCGAGTACCCGCTCGGCATCGTCGGGGTGGTCGACCAGATACTGCTGGACTTCGGCGACGGTGTGATCGGCGGGGTCGAAGCCACCGTCGTCCGCGCCGGGTTCCGGCTGGGCCGGCGGCTCGGTGTCGGCGCCGGTCCAGATCGGCTCGAGGCCAACAACCTGGCGGTTCGGGTCGTCGTAGATCGTCATGTCACGGCGCCTGGCCGATGGCAATCACGCCGGCGGGTTCGAGCACCAGCGTCGAGAAGTAGCCGGCGTAGGCGACCTGGGTGCCCAGCACCGACGGCTCGATCACCTGCAGTGCCCCGACCCGGTCCTCGTAGACCTCGGCCGCCGCGGTGGAGATGACGAGCATGGTCCCGGCGGGCAGACCGGCCGACATGACCACGGTGATCCCCGAGATCGCGCCCATCGCTCCCGACCCGAAGCTGCCGGCGGAGAACCCTGTCGACTGGGCGTTCTGCGGGTTGACCGGCGCGAACAACGGGCCGACGAGGCCGAGCATGTCCGGTGAGACAGCCAGGATGAGGCGTCCCTGGCCCTGCATCGCGGCGAACGCCGACCCCGCCGCCGACCACAGCGCGGTGGCGATCTGCTGGCTGTTGGCGTTGGCCGGGATGTCCGGTCCGTCGGTGGCGTCAGTCACCAGCTGTGTGCAGCAGGCCGCCTCAGTCTCGATCGCGTACTGGCCGGTGAGGTCGTTGATCACGATGTCGAGGATCTGCGGCATCGACCAGTCGATGTTCTGACGGGACACGTTCACATAGCCGCCGTAGGTGTCGCCGGCGACGGGCACCTTGCCCAGGATCAGCTTGCGTGACGGCAGCTCGGTCTTCTCGGCGGTCTGGGCGCCGACCAAGGTGTGCTGGGTGATGCGCGGCCGTGACCAGGCTCCTGACGGCAAGTTGCGTGGGCCGAGCGCGGCGACGACCGGGCGGGCGGTGTCGATGAAGTTGACGACCGGCCCAAGGATCTGTTCGGGCAACAGCCCCGGGTTGTCGGCGGTGGTCTGGTGGGCGGCCGCCCGGTGGAACACCTCGAGCCGCTCAGCGGCTTGAGAGTTGCCGGTGCCGGCACGGATCACGTCCATCACGTAGGCGCCGGCGGAGCGGTACTCGACGGCGCCGACACCCTGGCGCTGGCGGGCACCCTGGATCTCGGCGTTGATCTCGCTGGCCCGGTTGCGGGACTCGATCGCGATCCGGCTGGTCTCGCGCAGCGGGGTGAGCTGCTCGCCGAGCGCGGTGATGCGGGCACGAGCGGTCCCGATCAGTTCCATCTCCTGGGTGTTGAGGTCGCGGTTGCCGTCTTGGGCGCCGGCGATCAGCCCTTCGATGAAGGTGCTGCGCTCCTCGAGCTCGGCCTCAAGCCGAGCGATCATGGCATCGGTCTGCGCGTTGGCAGGCATGGGATGACTCCTCGCAAGAACGTGGAACGGTTCTCGCAGGGCTGCGTCACCCGCTACTGCGGCCGGCTCCTAGCCGTCACTCCTCCGCAGGTAGTGCCGTGGCTCTACTCGCCGCGCATCATGCGCACGCCCGGCCCCGATGCGTCAAGCGCCGCCTCGGCGGTCCTGCAGCAGCCACAGCCGCACCTGGTCGAGATTCGGTGTCGGCACCCTCGCCGTACCAGCCAGCGCGCCGAGGTCCTGGACGGTGTTGCCGATGGCATTGGCAAAGACGCCGGCGGAACGCACATCGAGCACCCGGCCCTCATAGGCGCCCTCAGGGACCATCGCGATGTGCTCGAGGAACAGCCGCTCGAGACGGCGCCGGCTGCGCTGCTCCAGCCAACGCTCACCGCCAGGCATCACACAGAACCCGGCCGACGCCTCGAGCGAGTGGTCGTCGGCGAGCGCCAGGGTCTCGTCGCCGAGCGAAGTGCGGGCGATACGCAGCTCAGCGACGAGCCCCTCGACGCGCGACGGATGCAACGCCACGGCCCGACCGACCGTGCGGTGCTCATCGTGGTCGCGGTTGACCTTGACCCGGTTGGCGCGGCGCTCCACCCCGTCGAACGCGCCCGGCGCGCACGACTCGACGCAGGCCCGGCCACGCACGATCGCGCCGGCGTCGACGTCGTAGGGCATCACCACGAGCTCGATCGTGCGCTCAGCGAAATCGACGTCGAAGTCGGGGATCGCTCGAAACTCGACCGGCGTCGACGGGCGCTGCTCGACCATCACGCTGTCGATCATCGCAATACCCCGGCCGCGAGCTGAACGGCGTCCGGTGCGGCATCGAAACGCTCCCTGGCACGGATCTCCCCGACCGTCATCACCGGCCTCCCTCGCTCGTCGCGGATGCGGTTGTAGATCTCCTGGGTCTGCGCCCGCTCCAACGGCCCCGGCTGAACGTAGGCGTCACGGTTCACCTCGATGCGGGTACCGCGCGGGGTCAACCACATCGACAACGCCGACATCACCGTCTGCGCCTTGGGGCGCAGCGACGCCCGCCAGTGGTAGTCGAACAACGCGTTGACGTTGCTGTAGGTCATCGAGTCGCCACCCGACGGCAGACCCATCAGGAACGGCGGCACCCCCAACAGCACGCAGATCCGCGACTCGTTGAGCTGCGCCAGCTCGACCAGCGCCATGTCCTTCGGGTTGTACTGCAACACGTCGAACTCGAGCCCACCCGACAGCACCGCCGGGATCCCCAACGACGACATCCGGGCCTCCACCCACTGCGCCTGCAACGTCGCGGACTGCTCGGCGGTCAGCTCGTCGGGATGGCGCAGCACCGAGTTGGGGATCCCGCCCGAGGCGGCCAAGTTCGACGTGTAGCGCAGCAGCACCGCGGCGGCGACGAGCCGGGCCCGTCCAGCCTCCAACGGTCCATGCCCGTGAGCGTCCTCGGTCGAGCCCTGGTAGCGAATGTGCAGCATGTCGGCGGAGACGTCGAGCGCCCCGATCGAGTAGCGGCGGATTCCGTCGACCAGCTCCACGTTGACCAGCCACGGCGCCACGACATGGAAGCGGGCCGGAAAATCGTTCTCGTAGTGGGCGGTGGCGACCACGAACGCCTCGCCGAGGTGATAGTCCCAGAACAGCTGCTTGGCGAAGTCCTCCCACGACGTGTAGTGGTCCGGGTCCGGGTTGTCCAACCAGGCGTCAGGCAGCGACGGCGACGCATCCACGAGATACGGCGGCATCGTCGCCAGCAGCGACGAATTCAAGTCGAGGCACGACCACGCGACATCGGTCAGTGCCTCGGCCCGACCCCACCAGTTCGGCGTCGCCCACTCCGCCGGCCACCCCGACCACGGCGACGCCCGGATGATCGACGGCGGCCACGGCCGCCCCGGCGCCGACTCGACGATCTCCACCCCGTTGGGGTCGCCCGGACGCGCGTCTGGCGGGCCGACCGTGCCCGGATCCGACTCCGGGGGCACCGTGTCGTTCGGCGTCACAGGCGGACGCAACGCCCGCTGCTCGACGACGGCCAGACCGCCCGGCGTGATCCGCTCGCGCACTGGACCGCCACCATAAACCGGAACCTCCACCAAGCTTGAGCTACAGCGCCCCCTTAGGCGATGTCCGGGGTCGGAGTGCGATGCTCGGCCGCCTGCAGCACCCACACCGCGGCGTGCACCAAATCGTGCCGCTGGCCGGGCACCAGGCTCAACCCGGTCGCCGCCGGCGTCACCCGCGCCGCGCACAACTGGGTGTCGAGCTCGGCCGTCGAGGTGTCGTGCACGACACGGTGTTCGGCGACCATCGACCGCAACAGGGGCAACCCGGTCTTCGTCTCGGTCGCCCCGACCTTGGTGATCCGGGCCACCCCGAGATCGCGGGGCAGGGAGCCGTGCATCGACGCCCCCACCAACAGGAAACTGCCGGGCCGATCCCCGGCCACCTTGCGGACATCGTCCAACGCGGTGTCCCACGACGCACATTCCCACCCGTCGACCTCGACCCGGCCGTCATCGAGCGGGCAGGCGGCGGCGACCGCCGCGCCGTGCCCCAGATTGTCCTCCAACCCGATCCAGCACCGCCCCGACGAGACGACCGGTTCGGCCAGGGACGCCCACACCTCCGGGTCCAACAGGGGGTCGCCCTTGCCGCGCACCACGTCGTCGAGCGGCCACACGTTGCGCCACTGACAGTCGAACCCGGCGACCAGCTCATGCACACCCGGCCCGGCATGCTCCACGCCGGCCGCCGCCCGCGCCGCGTCAGCGACCTCGAGCGCCCGGCGTTTGTGCCAGTGCGGGGACGCCAACTGCCACGACGCCTCGTCCATCACGGCCAGGCCGCGGGGCGCCGACCATTCGACGAGCAGCGTCGAACCCGGCTCCGCGAGCTCCCCCAACGCGTCGCGGCGCCGACCCGGGAACAACGGCGTCGCCTGCGAATGCGCCGTCGACGTCAGCACCAGCTGCCCCTGTAGCGATTCGACCAGGGTCGGTTCCAACCCTTCGGTCACCGCGACGACCCGCACGTCATGGCACTCGTCGGCCACCCCCAGACTGACCGTGTAGCCATAGACGGCGCCCTGGGAGCGCACCAGCCACCGCGACCCGTCCGGCAGCGTGATCGCCAACTCGCCGGCCGCCCGCCGCACCTCGTAGCCCAACTGCTCGGCCCGCCGCCGCGCCTTGGCTTGCAGCTCGGCGGCGGAGGCCAACTTGTCGGCGGTGTGCAGCACCGTCTGCGGTTCCCCGAACCGCGCCGCCTGCTCCAGCCGCCACTCCACCAGCGCCCGCACGAACGTCGACTTGCCGCACTGGCGAGCCATCGTCAGCAGACACTTCGCCCACACCAACTCGCCCTGGGCGTTGTGCTCGAGGAGACGGGCGGCGACGAGCCGCTGCCACCACCGCAACCGCACCCCGCACTCCTTGGCGTGGGCGACGAGCTCGTCGCCGAGCGTCCCCACCGCGTCCGGATGCGGCACCGTCATCAACCGCGGCCACACCCCATCGGCCGGCACCTCTCGCAGCCCGTCCAACCACGGCGCCCCATCCCACACCGGATCGTCGGGGCCGAACCCGTCCGGCTCCACCTCCACCGGCCGCCGCGCCGGACGGGTCTGGGCCCGCCGACCCAACTTGCCGGCCTGCACCAGCGAACACTCCTGACACGACGGCACCAGCACACAACACCCCGACCCGTCCCGATGCTCGTGAACCGCCAGCGGCGGCTGATGATCGGCCACCGACGCCAGCCGACGCCGACAATGCACACAGACCGGCCCGTCGGCCAGCAACGCCTTGCGGGCCTGCTGGAACCGGTACCCCCGCCCCTGTCTCCCCACGTCTACCCCTTCACCAGACCGGCCCGATGCGGCCCGATCCGGCGCCGATCAGCCACCACGGCCTGCATGAACATGCATCCAGCCCGAAACGGCCACGATCCGAGAGAGAACAGCGCTGCG